GGTAAGAATCTCTTTAGAAAGGTAACTCCAGATTGAACCTTAGCAGTGATGCCGAGGGTTTGGAGTGTAGCAGCGAACAGTTCCTGGTCGATGTCAAGGTCAGTGGTAAATAAGACATCGTCGGATTGAACGAGGATGATGAATTTACCAGAGAACCAAGCATCAACTAGGTGAGGATGCTGCTTTGAGAGGCCATATAAAACAAGAGTGATGGAAATAATCGACCCAATTTCCGAAGTAGGAAGTAGGCCGGACATTAATCCAACGTTGCCTCTGAAATAAGTGGCTGCGGATACGTCACCGAGGAACGACGGACAAATGGCACCTTGTATAGGAGTAAGGTGTTTCATAAGTCCGGATTCCCAAGGGGCGTATCCGGCTTGCTCTAGCAGCTGATAAACAAGTGTCATAAGCTCATTGTTTATGGTCGTATCATACGCAGAATAATCAATTTCGATAGCCTTCTTACCTTGTTTTTGTAGTCTAGGAATGTATATGGCAGATCGAGATGGATCGTGCCACATGCCAAGAATATTCTGTCTTGATGACTTCATCCTAAGTACGAGCGGTGTGAGGAGCACGTTGAGGAAGAATGGAGCCGCCCAAACCGCTCGTTGGCGCGAATACATGGACGTAGTTTCATGCGTCGCTTCAAAACCCAGCCCTGTGGAATACCACGAGGGACTGGATTTGTTCGTCGCCCCTTGTCTGAATGACAGATAGGAGGCGTAAACCAATGAGGGATCGGGCAGGAACGCACCACGATTCTCCAAAGCGGAGATGTAATGCGACGGGTCCAGAGAATAATCGGGGACGGGAATAGCGGACATGGTGGCAAGTCGGGCCGCGTGATATTGATCACCGACGTAGAACGTAGGTGACCCCAGCGATGTGTCCTTGGCATCAGTACCGTCATATATTGCCGCACGACCATTCTTATGGTAGGTATTGGATGATACATAGCGTACAACAACGCGCTGCAGCAGCTGCCTAAAATCTGGCGGAAGTGAATACTTGAGATCTAATGCTATTGGGGGTTGCAAATGGCGCCCATAAAGCACAGGTCGTAATATCGAGATCTTCTTCATATCCGTCTCCTCAAGGGGCTCCAACAAAGTGAAGCTACCCAAGGCAATACGGAATGAGGCGACGAAGTTTTTGATATCCTGAAGCACAGATTTTAATTTAACAACACCCGCCTCAGCTACTCCGTAAAAGGGGTAACCGACAACGAGATCCTGGTTGTCTTTGCGTCGGGGCTTGCCAAACTTAGTCTCTCGGAATATCCGGAGAGGAATTTCAGCATAGGACATTCCGAGTTTAGACACAGCAGCAAGAATGCCCTCGGACGTGAGGGGCTTGTCAAGCTTCTTAACAGAGAGGGGCTCTAAGCCTATTGGCATGAGCCCCTCAACCTGGTCTAAGCGCTTGATATCGGTAGGGATTTGATTTTCCTTATCGATTCTAGCCATTAATCAGTAATTTCAGAAGAACTAGGTCCATCTTCGGATGAAGACAGCTCAGTACCAGCTCCGGGGATAGGAGGGTTCTTTGTTGTCTTAGTTTTGCCGAAATTCTTACTATTAACATTCCCTTCTGTAGAGAATTTAGGATCAGTTACGACTTCATGAGTTGTACCAAGAGTTTCCACATCGTGTGGTTTCTTAAGTTCTAACTCATTGTCGTGCTGTACGTTAACCGTACCCTTGGACTTGGCAGTCTTAAGGTCTTTTTGAATATCAATTGTTGGTTCATTCGTTTCGAAAGCGTTGAACATATCAGTGATATCAAAAGACACAACCGGATTCAGGTTAAAAGCAAGGACACCTCCATACGGAGTGGAAGGTTCCTTGTTGAGTACATAGCGAGTAGGAAGTGTAAAGATATGAGGAAGCATAGCATCCTGCATCCTTTCGACGTGCCGATTCGTCACGAATATGTGAGGGAAGAGTGACACGACGGGGGCCCAAGATTTAACTTGGTAAACCTCACCAGTAGGTGTAACACCCCTTAATATGCGTTGAAATTCAGAATTGAACCTCGTAGCACCAGGAATGTCAAGGGCGTCAGCGGTATTTTGGCTCATAAGATCCTTCGCTCTGGCCGCATTATACGCTGTGATGAAAATTTCTCTACTCACAGGAAGTGAGATAGATAATCCACCCTCAAGCATAAATGGGTAATAGGACAGAGTCTGAGGCTTAGGTAGCGCCCTGTGAAGCACTAACATGAACCGGCCATCGTCGGAAACCTTTATGTGCTCTATAGAAGCGGGGAAACGCGTATTACGTGCCCATGGCTCGTTTAAAGACATGAGATCCGTTGTCGGGTATCCGTAAATAAATGGGATCTGTGGCGTAACGGGAGTCCACGCACCTTCTTTTTGCCATTGGGCATACATAGAAGCAGCAGCATCATCAGAAGTTGGTGGGCTAACAGCTTGGTAAAGAAAGAACATGGAAGATAAGGAGTTAGCTACAACCTTTGGCTTAGCTAGTCCGGAGGACAACGCCTGAAAGACAGGAGTGAAATAGTCCGCAATCTGGCTCATCGGGCGTCTAGGGGAAGACGAGAGATAAGCACCAACTGAGGAGATGTCATTACCTAAGGAGTTGGAGTAACAATCCTCGACATAATTCTGAGGTACCATAAGGAATCCGAGATCGGATCCAGTAGTTGCTGAGGCCGGGATGTTAAGCTCGGTGTCCCATGCGAAGTACTGGCTTGCTAAGTTGTTCTGAAGTTTGGATAACTGTAGCCCGTGTGGGAATATATACTTATATTGGTAAGTAGATAATTGCCACTGTAGCTGACTGTTTGCCAACTTCTTAAACTTGGGAATCCAGCTCGGAGTCATATAGACTCGCGTAGGCTGAGCGTACTCTAAGGCACCTAGAGCCGGATCGGCATCAATGGATCCTAAAGAATCCAGATGCGTAACCACGGAACCGGAAGGTTTCGTCAGGCTCTGGACTATGGTATCATGGATATGAGAATAATCTATCATGTTAGAGAGTAGGTCAGATGACTTACTCTGCAGCATAAGAAGGATGTTAGGCATATCGATACCGCCGAATTCGGTGACACGTTGAGAGAATGGTCTAGCACCGTTATAACCATTAGGCACCACGACCTCAAGAGATTGTCTCAGGGCCGAGAATGGTGTCCGCTTGGATGAATTCAGCACGGACTTATAATCAGTGAAGAACTCAGGAAGAAGATACCTAGCGCCAGTAAGCTTTTTCAGATAATCGAAAATGGCATTACCAAGGGTTAGAACGGGTGCGTAAGCCTGTTCGCTTATAATCGCTTTAGCTTTAGATAGATAATCTAGCACTTTGGATGACTCCTCAGGAACATAGATTCTACCTGTCTGAAGGAACTCGACTGCTTCCTCTATGTACTTGATAGCCAAATAGGCATCAAGATAGACAGGTGAAGTCCCGACCGTAAAGGCGGTTTGGGCGAGTGTCCCGCATAAGCTAAGGAGTGGCTGAAGGACAGCTGAATCCGTTGTAGCAATAGGATGAGCAAGGAAGGTAGAATCATATGACTCGGGGGTGCGAGTGATCTGAGCATACATTAAGTACCACATCGCAGCAGCGAATAGGTTATCCTCATCATAGGGGTTGTTGACGACACTAGCCAAATAGGATTCGACAACGAAGCGTTGATTTTGAATCCTTTCAACCTGTGCGCCATACAGGGGCTGGCGTTTGCCGGCCATACCGAATACTTCCATCGTCGTTATCTGGTTTTGTATAAACTCAGGTGTTCGAGATGGGAATTGCATATTCTTATTGACAAAAGAACCGTCCTGTAAAGTCTTGAAAACAGACTTTCGGGCGGAGGAACTGTTCATTAATTGGGCGTAGAAGGTACTAAAATAGTCGAAACCATAAGATGTCCCTGAATTGCCGGGGTTAACGAAGGTTCCAGCAGCCGCACCCGTTGATAGATCAGGCAGAAAACCAGATATAACTTGGGAAAATGCGGTGCCGGTAGTTTTACCTTTACCAATTAGACCAGCTCTTGATATAGAGGTAAAGTCAGTAGCCATTTCGAGAAAGAAATTGATAGGCTTATCTGTCTTACCCATAATCAAGTTAGATAGCGGAGCGAGCATAAGATGCTCAGCAGCCCCGTTGAAATAGTCATAAGGGCGATCTTGTACAGATCTTCTGACGTGCATATCCAGAAGAATCGATTGCCGCAAACTACGGGTCACCGAAGTGGGGATAATAGCTGCAAAATTAGAAGCACTTTCACCATAGGAGAAAGTGGATTGGATGTTCGAGGGGTCGAAGACCTTGGCTACATTCATACTATGATAATTGATGCTTTAAAATTTGAAGATATTTCTTAACGGTGGCTAGGGGATAAGGCGTGTGGCCTGATTCCTCGTAAATTTCCAGTTGCGTCATCACCTGGAAGGCGAATGGCAACAGGATGACATGGTGGTCAGTCGGAACAGATCTGATTAACAGATGCAGAAACTGAAACCCAATGGATACTTGAGATGGGACAAACGTGTCCACTTCATTCGGTGTACATTTCGATGTGAGAACCAAGACGTTGTAGAGAAATGTATCATCAAAGCCTGGGTCAACAGGAGAAAAGAAATCGATACCTGCCAATGACATAGCTTTCGCAGTGACTTTAGCATAGATGTCGTCCAATTCAACGGTGACAGGTGAACTGAGTGGCTGCACTTTTGCAGCGTCGCTGATGAGAAGTTCAGCCTCATCAGTCTGAGTCATATCCTGACTCTGGGATTGCCCGTCTTGTGACAGAGTGGGCTTACTCTGGTCAACCACCTCCTCATGGGAAGCGTCGTCGACTGTGTTTTTATGTTTCTTCATGGAAACTTAAGTTAGTCCAGGAGCGCAATCTTTAGA